AGGTAAGTGTATGATGGGTTCAACATCAAACGCTTTAGATAAAGGAGGCGATAACTTTAAAAAATTATACAATGCATCAGATGTCACTAAGCGAAATAGAAACGGTCAAACAAAATCTGGTTTATACTCTTTGTTTATCCCAATGGAATGGAACTACGAAGGATTTATTGACGAGCACGGAATTCCAGTTTTCACTACTCCTGATATCGACGTGTTCGCCCCAGACGGTGAACTAATAGATGTAGGTGTAATAGATAATTGGCAGAATGAAGTAGATGGTTTAAAAGACGATCAAGATGCTTTAAATGAATTTTACCGCCAGTTCCCAAGGACAACTGAGCATGCATTTAGAGATGAAACTAAGAATAGTATATTTAACTTAGTTAAATTATATGAACAAATAGATTACAACGAGGAGATGTCTAGAACACTAGGTATAACTAAAGGTAATTTTCAATGGGTTAACGGTATAAAAGATTCTCAAGTAATATTTTATCCAGATCCAAAAGGTAGGTTTAAAGTAAGCTGGGTACCACCATCACAAATACAAAACAGAGTAATACTTAAAAATGGTATTAAATATCCTGGCAACGAACATATGGGTGCTTTTGGTTGTGACTCTTACGACATATCAGGAACAGTGGACGGTGAAGGCTCTAAAGGAGCTTTACACGGCTTAACTAGGTTTAGTATGGAAGATGCTCCGGCTAATAGTTTCTTTTTAGAATACTTATCAAGACCACCAACAGCCGAGATCTTCTTTGAGGACGTTCTAATGGCTTTAGTATTTTACGGGATGCCTATACTCGCAGAGAACAATAAACCTCGTCTCTTGTATTATCTGAGGCGTAGAGGATATAGAGGTTTTAGTATGAATAGGCCGGACAAAATTTGGAACAAGTTGTCCGTTGCAGAAAAAGAGGTAGGTGGTATACCTAACTCTAGTGAAGATATAAAACAAGCACACGCAGCCGCGATTGAGATGTATATACAAGATCACGTAGGTATGAAACAAGATGGAACGTTTGGAGATTTATATTTTAATGATCTTTTAAACGACTGGAGTAGGTTTGATATAAACAAAAGAACAAAGTTTGATGCGTCTATAAGTTCTGGTTTAGCTATAATGGCTAACAACAGACATTTATACGCGCCAAACGCAAAGGTTGAAAAACAACCATTAAACATAAACATTTCCAAGTATAGTAATACTGGATCAAATTCACAAATAATCAAATAATAAATATGGCAGAGTCTGGCATTAAAAGTTATTTCCCGAGTCAAACAGTTAGCGATGCTGAAAAGCTAAGCTACGATTATGGTTTGAGAGTAGGTAAAGCTATAGAACAAGAGTGGTTTAACAACGATAAAGGTTCTAATAGATATAAAGGTAATCAAAATGATTTTCATAACTTAAGACTATACGCGAGAGGTGAACAATCAATACAAAAATATAAAGATGAGTTGTCTATAAACGGTGATTTGTCTTATCTTAATTTAGACTGGAAACCAGTGCCAATTATTTCTAAGTTTGTAGATATAGTTGTTAATGGTATTTCAGAAAGAACTTATGATGTAAAGGCTTACTCTCAAGATCCATACGGCGTGGCAAAACGTACTGAGTATATGGAAGAGATGTTAGCTGATATGCGTACTAAAGAACTCGATGAGTTTTCTAAGCAAGCTTTTGGTATAAATTTATCTAAAAACGATCCAGAGCAATTGCCAGAAACTATTGAAGAGTTAGAGCTTCACATGCAGTTAACTTATAAGCAATCTGTAGAGATAGCTGAGGAGCAAGCTATAAACACTTTGTTTGAAGGCAGTAAGTACGAGCTTATTAAAAAGCAATTTTACTATGATCTCACTGTTTTAGGTATTGGAGCTGTTAAAACATCTTTTAACACTTCTGAAGGTGTTGTTGTAGATTATGTTGATCCAGCAAATCTTGTTTATTCTTACACGGATTCTCCATATTTTGATGACATATATTATGTTGGTGAAGTTAAAACAATACCAGTAAACGAATTAGCAAAACAATTTCCTCATTTAGACGAAGCTGAACTTGAAGATATAATGAAAAACAAATCTAATAGCAGGTCTAATTATAACTCAAGACATACTTACCAAAAAGAAGACACTAACTCTATACAAGTTCTGTATTTTAACTATAAAACTTACATGAACGAAGTTTATAAAGTTAAAGAAACAGCTACTGGTGCAGACAAAATAATACCTAAAGACGATACTTTTAACCCACCAGAAAATAAGGAAGGTGGTTATGGTAGAGTTTTAAGATCCATAGAATGTTTGTATGATGGTGCAATGATACTAGGGACAAAAAAACTACTTAAATGGGAGATGGCTAGAAATATGATGAGGCCTAAAAGTGATTTTACTAAAGTTAAAATGAATTACGCTATAGTAGCTCCTAGAATGTATGACGGCAGAATAGACTCTTTAGTAAAACGTATAACTGGTTTTGCTGATATGATTCAGTTAACACATTTAAAACTACAACAGGTTATGGCTAGAATGGTGCCAGATGGTGTTTATCTAGATGCCGATGGTTTAGCTGAAGTTGATTTAGGTAATGGAACGAACTACAACCCGCAAGAAGCTTTAAACATGTTCTTCCAAACAGGATCTGTAATTGGTAGATCATTTACTTCTGAAGGCGATATGAATCCAGGTAAAGTACCTATTCAAGAAATTACATCTGGATCTGGTGGAAATAAAATGCAAGCTCTTATTGGTAATTACAATTACTATTTACAGATGATAAGAGATGTAACCGGACTTAATGAAGCTAGAGATGGTAGTATGCCAGATAAAAACGCTTTAGTGGGTGTTCAGAAGTTAGCTGCCGCAAACTCAAATACAGCAACTAGACACATTTTGCAAGCAGGTTTATATTTAACAGCTGAAACAGCAGAGTGTTTATCTCTTAGAATATCTGATATTATAGAATATTCACCCACAAAAGAAGCTTTTATACACGCGATAGGTGTTCATAACGTAGCTACGCTTGAAGAAATGTCTAATTTACATTTATATGACTTTGGTATATTTATTGATTTAATGCCTGATGAAGAAGAAAAAGCTATTTTAGAAAACAATATTCAAATGGCTATTCAACAAAAAAGTATAGATTTAGAAGATGCTATAGACCTTAGAGATATTAAGAATATTAAAATGGCAAATCAACTTCTTAAAATACGTAGAAAAAAGAAAGGCGAAAAAGACCAAGCTATTCAACAACAAAATATTCAAATGCAAGCACAAGCTAATACTCAAGCTGCTCAAGCCGCTGCTCAAGTTGAATTACAAAAAGAACAAGCTTTAGCTCAAGGTCAAGCGCAACTAGAGCAAATGAAAGCGCAAATTGAAGCTCAAAAAATGCAACAAGAAGTATTGCATAAAAAAGAGTTAATGGCTTTAGAGTTTCAGTATAACATGCAGCTCAAGGGAGTTGAGGTTGATGGTATGAAAAATAGAGAAAAAGAAAAAGAAGATCGTAAAGACGAAAGAACAAAAATACAAGCTACACAACAATCAGAAATGATTGACCAAAGAAATAGTGGTAAACCACCTAAAAACTTTGAATCCGCAGGTAATGATATACTAGGTGGAGGATTTGATTTAGGTTCGTTTGACCCTAGATAAATTTATTAACTATTATTATATTATATTATGGCAGAAAAAGAAGAGCCAATCGCAAACGACGATACTGGCAAAATTAAGGTAAAAGCAAAAAAAGAAAAACAACCGGATAACAGTGAAACAAAAGGAAACGTTACAAAGGTTAAAGCAAAAATGAAAATGAAACCTGAGGTACAAGAGCAAACAGTAACTAAGGTTGATTTAAACAAACCAAACAAACCAGAAGAAAATGAAACTAAAGAAAATAACCCTGTCAACGAGGGAGTGGCTGGAGTCGATGAGAATGCCGACGCTCCACAAAAACAAAAAGAAGTACAACCGGAAGCAGAAGCACAAGAAGCTCCAGCGTTAGAAGAAATAACTGAAGATTCTACCGAAGAAGAGGTTGCTGAAGTTGAAGATCAAATAGAAGAAGCTGTAGCAGAAGCAGAAGCTACAGGTAAACCATTGCCAGAAAACATCCAAAAATTAATGGACTTTATGGAAGAAACTGGAGGTGATTTAAACGATTATGTTAAGTTAAACCAAGATTACAGTAAACTAGATGATTCAGATTTACTCTATGAGTACTATAAACAAACAAAACCTCATTTAAACTCAGAAGAAATAAACTTTATGCTAGATGATAATTTTTCTTGGGATGAAGACGAAGACGATGAGATAGATATAAAAAGAAAAAAATTAGCGTTAAAAGAGCAAGTTGCGAACGCTAAAAGCCACTTAGACGGGCAAAAGTCTAAATACTATGACGAGATCAAAGCTGGAAGCAAACTTACGGGTGAGCAACAAAAAGCAGTTGATTTCTTTAATAGATACAACAAGGAGTCAGAAGCAACTAAAAAAGCAGCAGAAAAACAAACTTCTAATTTTTTAAATAAAACTAAAAATGTTTTTAACGACAAGTTCAAAGGTTTTGAATATAACGTCGGTGATAAAAAATACAGGTTTAATGTAAACAATGCTAACGAGGTTAGAGAATCCCAAAGCGACATTAATAATTTTGTCAAAAAGTTTTTGAACGAAAAAAATGAAATGTCAGACGCTAAAGGTTATCACAAATCTTTATATACAGCTATGAATGCTGATGCTGTTGCAAAACACTTTTACGAACAAGGAAAAGCAGATGCTATGAAAAATAGCGTGGCTAAAGCCAAAAACGTAGACATGGAGCCAAGACAAAGTCATGGTACTGTTGAAGCTGGTGGTATAAAAGTAAGAGCGTTAGGTAATAATTCTTCTGATTTTAAGTTTAAAATTAAAAACAATAAATTTAAAAATTAAAAATTAAAAAATTATGGCAATTTCAAATCCTGGTGGTTTGTTGAACAGCACGCCGTCTCACAGACAGCAAACTTTATCAACAAATTACTTTGACTTTACTGCGACAGCTGGACAAGGCTGGGCGCAACAATATTTACCAGATCTAATGGAGCAAGAAGCTGAGGTTTTCGGACCTAGAACAATATCAGGTTTCTTATCACAAGTTGGAGCTGAAGAAGCGATGAGCGCTGATCAAGTTGTTTGGTCTGAGCAAGGTCGTTTACACTTATCTTACACTGCAACAATGACTGACAACAACGGTAACGTTGCTGGTTCAACTAACGTTGGTAAGATTACTATTACTGATCATATTGATACTAACGCTACTTACACTGCGGGATCTCATGGAATTAGAGTTAATGACACTGTTATTATATCTAACCCAGAAGCGGTTATTAAAGCTTTAGTAACTGGAATTTCTGCAGATGTTGTTGAGGTTACTCCTTACGGTGCTGCTGATTGTTCTGCAATTACAGACGCAAAAACTGATTTAGTTGTATTAGTTTATGGTTCTGAGTTTGCTAAAGGAAAAAGCTATCTTACTGATGCTTTAGCTGAAACAGATTCAAGAGGTGCTAACGAACCACAATTTAAGTCTTACACTAACAAGCCAATTATAATGAAAGATTACTACGAAGTATCAGGTTCTGATACAGCTAGAATTGGTTGGGTTGAAGTAGCTTCTGAAACTGGACAATCAGGTTACATGTGGTACTTAAAAGCTGAAGCTGATACTAGAGCTCGTTTTAATGACTATGTTGAAATGGCAATGTTAGAAGGTGAGCTTAGTGTACACGGTACAGATGTAGTTGATGACTTTTTAAACTCTAACGGTGATGCTGTTGGTACTCAAGGTTTATTCGCTGCTATTGAATCAAGAGGTAATATTACTACTGGTGTTACTGGTGTTAATGCTGCTACTGATTTAGCTGAATTTGACGCTATCTTAGCTGAGTTTGACAAGCAAGGTGCTATTGAAGAAAACATGATGTTTGTAAACAGAGCTACTTCGTTAGCAATGGACGACATGTTAGCTTCTATGAATTCTTACGGAGCTGGTGGTACTTCTTACGGAGTATTTGACAACTCTGAAGATATGGCATTAAATTTAGGTTTCTCTGGTTTCAGAAGAGGTTCTTATGACTTCTACAAATCTGACTTCAGATACTTAAATGACAAAGCTACAAGAGGTGGTATTAATGACGCTGCTGGAGCTAACGCTATCAGAGGAGTTGTTATTCCTGCTGGAACTTCAACTGTTTATGACCAAATGTTAGGGAAAAACTTAAAACGTCCATTTTTACATGTTCGTTATAGAGCTTCTCAAACTGACGACAGAAGAATGAAGTCTTGGGTTACTGGTTCTGTTGGAGCTGCTACAGCTGCTTTAGATGCAATGCAAATTCACATGCTAACTGAGAGATGTTTAATTACTCAAGGTGCTAACAATTTCATGTTATTGAAATAAGCACTATTTATATTAAAGAACCGGGGCTTCGGCCTCGGTCCTTTTATTTTATTAATTTATATTATATTATATTATGGCAAAAAAAACAAAAAAAGTTGAGGTAGAACCTCAAGCAGAAACAATGGAAAAAACAGTTACAGAATTTTTTGAAGAAACTGTAACTCAAGAACCAGAAGTAAGAGAAAGAATTAAGCCTTCTAATGAATGGGAAATAAAAGATAGACTTTACTATTTAAAAGGCAATAAAAAACCAATATCTAGATCAATTAAATCAGCAGGTATATATTATTTTGATGAAGAAAAAGGTTATGAAAGAGAATTAAAATATTGTGAAAATCAAAAATCTTCTTTTGTAGATGAAATGCAAGGAGACCAAAGATTAGCTCATATTATTTTTAGAGGCGGTGCTCTGCATGTTCCTAAAAACAAGGTTACTTTGCAAAAACTTTTATCTTTATACCATCCACACAAAGAAATACTTTACTATGAGTACAAGCCAGCTGCATTAGCTGCTGACGAAATGGAGGTTATGAATATGGAGGTAGACGCATTAGTTGCTGCTAGAAACATTGATATAGATATGGCTGAAGCTATTATGCGTGTAGAAAAAGGATCTAGCGTATCAAACTTAAGCTCTAAAGAACTTAAAAGAGATTTATTAGTATTTGCTCGAAACAATCCTAAACTTTTCTTAGAGTTAGCGGATGATGAGAATGTAATGCTAAGAAACTTTGGTATTAAAGCTGTTGAAGCTGGAATACTAAGATTATCTTCTGATCAAAGAAACTTTTTGTGGGGTAGTAATGGAAGAAAAGTAATGGTTATACCATTCGACGAACATCCTTATACTGCTTTAGCACACTGGTTTAAAACAGATGAAGGAATGGAGATTTACTCCAATATTGAAAAAAGATTAAATTAATCTAACTGTAGATGCAGTCGCTCTACGGAGCGATTGCAAACTACAAATTATATTATATGGAAAAGAATAAATCAAAAGGATTAGGCGATACTGTCGCTAAAATAACAAAAGCAACTGGAATAAAAAAGGTGGTAGACAAGGTTAGTAAAACAGTAGGTAAAGACTGTGGCTGCGCTAAACGTCAAGACACTTTAAATAGGTTGTTTCCTTATAATAACTAAAAAAAATTATGGTAAATATAGATACGGTATATCAAAAGGTTTTAGCTTTTGCTAATAAGGAGCAAAGAGGATACATAACCCCTCAAGAGTTTAACTTGTTTGCCAACCAGGCTCAATTAGAAATATTTGAAAGTTATTTTCACAATATTATTAATCAAGCTAAAAAACCTACCAACTCTCATGTTTACGCAGATGTAGATCAGAGTTTAGAAGAAAGAATTAGAGTTTTTGAACAAGCTTATGGTGCAAATGCTATTATAAACCTACCTAGTACTTCAAATACTTTTGTTAAAAAGCTTGATCCAGAAATTGTTTATAGAGTAAACAGAGTGGAGTTTGACGGCGTGGAGTGTGAATTGTTAAACACTAATGATTTTAACGCTGTTAAAGTTGCTGGACCTTTAATGATGCCTACAAACAAAAGGCCGGTTGCTAACGTTAGGGGTAACAAAGTTAGAGTTTTAGGTGATAACAGTAGTTTAATTATGCCAACCGGAATATTTTACTTTAAAAAACCTCAAAAAGTTTCTTGGGGTTATTTTGTTGTAGGTAACAAAGCTTTGTATGATAGTTCTAATTCTAAAACATACCACTTTGAACTTCACCCATCGGAAGAATCAGAGTTAGTTTACAAAATATTAAAATTTGCAGGCATATCTATGAGGCAACAAGATATTACTCAAGCTGGGCAAGGTTTAGAAACAGCACAAAATCAACAATAAAAACATAATAAATGGGACTAATAAATGAAACTCCGAAAAGCTATTATAACAGTGATGAGCTTGGAGGTTATCAATTTACTTCTTTAGACAATATAATAAAGCAGTTTCAAGTTGCTTATGTTGGTGAGGATAAATTAATAAGAAAAGCTAAAAGAATAGATATTGCTTTCCACGCGCAAAGGGCTTTGCAAGAACTCTCTTTTGATACACTAAAATCTATAAAGTCACAAGAAATAGTAGTGCCTCCAACCTTACAGATTCCACTTCCACAAAGCTACGTAAATTACACTAAGTTAAGTTGGGTAGATTCTTCGGGCATAAAACATCCTATTTACAAAACAAACAAAACAAACAACCCTACAAAATATTATCAAAACGCAAAAGGTGATTTTAAAATAGATCCTGTTGGAACTTTAGTATCTGGTTCAAATGTAGTTGTTTTAGACGGCGATTATAGCGATATATTAATCCACGGTATGAGAGTTGTTAGTCCAAACTTACCACCAGCAAGCTTTATACACAATGTAGTTACGACAAGTGGTATAACCTCTATAACTTTAGAAAATAAAAGCGGCACAAGTACTAAGCTGGCTTTAGCTTCTACAAACGAAAGATTAGATATTACTAGGTTTAACTTTATTAATTCTAGTGGACTTATGGCTGGTAACACTAAATTAACATCAACAACAACAACTAGCACTGGTAGTGTTGGTGATACAGCATTAAATATAAGCGATGTCACTGGTATTCAAGAAGGTATGGTTATTAATCACCCCGCTTTTGTTAATGACAACTCTATAAACAATGGCAAGTCTGCTATAACTGTTGTTGGCGTTGGAAGCACTACAGTAGAACTTTCGCACGCAGCAGTTAAACCTATAGGTTCTGGAGATGCTGTTGGTTTTATATCTAGCGAAACAAACTCTACGACTTGGGATAACTACAAGTCTCAAAACCCATCAGAAAATAACAATGACGATTACGAGGATGATACTTACTGGCCTATGCACGGCAATAGGTATGGTCTTGACCCTCAACATGCACAAATTAATGGTTCTTTTTATATAGATGAGTTATTTGGAAAAATTCATTTTAGCTCTAATATTTCAGGAAAAACTGTGATCTTAGATTACATAAGTGATAGTCTTGGTACTGATGAAGAAATGCAGGTTCACAAATTTGCTGAAGACGCTATGTACAAGTGTATAGCACACGCTATTATATCGGCTTCTTCTTACGCGCAAGCTTTAGTTCCTAGGTTTACAAAAGAAAAATTTGCAGCAGTAAGAAAAGCAAAACTAAGACTATCAAATATAAAATTAGAAGAATTAACTCAAATACTTAGAGGCAAATCTAAGCAAATAAAACACTAGTATATGCCAGAGATTAAGAATCAGTTTACCGGTGGTAAAATGAACAAAGACCTTGATGAAAGGCTTGTTCCCAAAGGTGAATATAGAGATGCAATGAACATACAGGTTTCAACTTCAGAAGGCTCTGATGTTGGTACTGTTCAAAATATACTTGGTAACAAGTTGATTGATATATCTCCTGTAACTATATCTTCTAACTCTATTTGTATAGGAGCTGTTTCTGATGAAAAGAACGATGCGTTTTATTGGTTTGTAAAAGAAGATGGCGTAAAAGACATAATATTTGAATACAAACTTGGTTTAGTTAAACCAGTTTTTGTAGATACTAAAGTTGGTACAGATGATGCTGTGCTTAAATTTACAGACAAACCTATAACTGGTATTAACATTATAGACGGTATGATATTTTGGACTGACAGCTATTCAGAGCCAAAAAAAATAAATATAGAAAGATCAATAGAAGGTACAGATCTTAACGGTAACACACACACTTCCCTAATAAATCCGTTTATAAATATATCCCCTAGCAATCCCCTTGACATAAAAGAAGATCATATAACTGTTATAAGGAAAGCACCTAAAAGCGCGTTAACAGTTAGAACTGAAGCTGATCCTAACTTTGCTTATGGTACAACAAATTCAGGAATAAATTTTTTATCTGATCCATCAAATCCTATTTTAGGAAATATACCTGTTGGAGATGATTTTGATTTGCTATTGCTAAAAGACTCTAGCTCTACTACAGAGCTACAAATTGGAGACTCTGTTTTATTTAATCCAAACTCGTCTTCAGTTTTACCTAATGATGAGCATCAGGTTAAAGCTAACTTAGTATCAATAGTAAATGATGGTAGCTCTGATTTTATGTCTGGTAATACGGTATTGTTTTTAGCTGGAACCTGGGAAATATGGACGTTAAGCATGGTTAGTATTGGAAACGTATCTAGTAACAACTTAACATATAATTGGGCTGTACAATTTGCTTTTAATGATAATTTTAAAAATATATTCCCAAGGTTTTCTTATAGATATAAATATATAGATGGTGAGTATTCTTCTTTTGCACCTTTTACAACTGTTGTTTTTGAAACAAAAAACTTTTTATACGATATAAAAGAAGCTTTTAACAAGGGTATGGAAAACAATATCAGCAAGATATTTGTTGGAAATTATAATAACAATATACCAAAAGACGTTAAATCTTTAGACATAATATACAAAGAATCAAATTCACCTTCAATTTACATAGTAGATACTATAGAAGGAGTTAATATGACTGCTACTAGAAGTATAGGTCAAACGCCTGAATACGAAGTTAGGCCAAACCAAATAAAAGCGTTACTACCAGAAAACCAGTTATTAAGATCTTATGATAACGTTCCTAAATCTGCTTTAGCACAAGAGATATCAGGTAGTAGAGTTATTTACGCTAACTACTTACAAAATTACGACATTGACATAACCCCGTCTGTTTCGGCTAGCTTAAGAGAAAGAAAGCAAGATTACTATCCTTCTTATGGTGGATCTAAAAAATCATTAAAATCAATACGAAATTACTCTTTAGGAGTTTCTTACTTAGATAGATACGGAAGACAAACACCTGTTTTTACCGATAAAAAAGGTGACGTTCAAATAAATATAGACAAATCAAACAATAGTAATCAGGTATCTACTAGAGTTTATGGTACTGCTCCAGAGTGGGCTGAATATTATAAAATATTTGTTAAAGACACGTCCACAGAGTACTATAATCTAGCTATGGATAGATTATACGATGCTAGAGATGGTAATGTTTGGCTTTCTTTTCCTTCTTCGGATAGAAATAAAGTTGATGATGAAACGTTTTTAATATTAAAGAAAGGCGTTTCAGAGGGAGATGCTGTCGACGAAGACAACAAGTATAAAATATTAGCAATAGAAAACGAAGCTCCTGATTTTATAAAAACAGAATTGAAATCATACGGCAGAGTTACAGAGGGTGGAGTTGCTGTTACTGCTTTCCAATTTTTTACTCTTTCATCGGGATACCCACTGCCAAGCAGAACAAAAATAATAATTGACAAAGGAAATTGGGACGCTAGTAGTTTAGGCCTGCCAGAAGATGGTAAATTTGAGCTTAGGTTTTCAACGTTGGCCGGTGGTACTATACTTCAACAAACAGATTTTTATGAAGTTGTTAGTTTTGAAGCAGTTGCAACTGCTGAGTATACTTTTATATTGAAAAAACCTATAACAGAACAGTGGTTAGAAGGTGCTACCGCAACCGTACCAGATTTAAACATAGGTATTGAAGTGTTTAAAAAAGAAGTTGAAAACAAACCTCAGTTTGATGGTAGATTTTTTGTTAAAGTATCTAGAGACATATATATAAACAACTACATAGTATCACAAGCCATACAGAATTTAAGTGTAACGCAACAACCTTCGGTTGAAGTTCCTTTTTTCTACCTTTCAGACGCTGGGAGTTGGAATGGTTTTACTAATGGATTGACACCTACAACAAATGATAGTAACGAATGGCAAGATTTTTATGATAACACTACTGTTGATAAAAGCTGTTGGTTTATAGACCAGGCTTACTACGCTGGTTATTTTAGCCCAAATGAAAATACTTTTTTAAATAATTACGGTATTCCTTTCTCGCCTTTAAATGATCCTGCTTATCAAGCAACTGGTAAAACTGGTGCAAGTAGCGGTTACAACAAAGGTATATGGACAGATCCAGCAACAGGAAAAACTTGGATGTATTTGTCGTTTGGCTATATAAAGTGTGAAGATGGATCTAGTTTTTTTAACAACGAAAACTATTTACAAAGCCCACCTCCTTTTTCTCAATTACAAACACAGCAAGCTCATGATTATAGTTTTGGAACTAATTTTACTGGTGGTTTCGCATCTCTTGAAGCGCTTACAGGAGGTACTTATGACCACGAAAACAATGATGATAATATTGATATTTGGAAAGTTGGAGACCCTGTTTTAAACCCTTTACACGGAGACCAACAAGAAGTTGTTATAAAATTACAAGCTGGTGAAAAATTTAGGTTTACAGGTGGTACTGATATTTACGTTATAAAAGCTACGCCAGAACTATATTACCACTTATCTTGGTTTAATACAGATGATATACAGGCTTTGCGAGACGCAGCAGAATTGAACTTTCTTAATAATCCAAGTAATATACTTCCAACTTCTTATTGGATGGCTGGTATACACAATATTGGTCACTCTAACAACAGAAGAATAACATACAGAATTGAAATAGGTAATTTAGATCCAAATCTACCTGACAATCCTACAGATCCAAGTTCATCGTTTAATCCACTTTCTACAGCGAATGCAACAACTGTAGGTGGTATACAATTTCTTGAAGAAGTTTGGGAGTCTTTAGATGATCAAATTGTTTCTGAAAACCCAGCGATATGGGAAACTGAGCCAAAACAAGATATTGACTTAGATATATATAGAGAGGTTGATGGTACTTTTCCTATAGAAATAAACAATGACACTAATTATATTTTTGCTCCAGTAGGCAGTAAAGTTGTACACCCAGACACAAGTATAATACCAGCTGGAACAAAAGTTGTGTCTTGGGATAACAATATACTTAAGCTTAATGTTGTTCTAAACGATTCTAATATGAATCAAACAAACGGAAGTGTTTATTTCCACAGGCCAGATGGAAGCTGTGTTAGTGCTGAACTACTTTTTTTACATAATCCGTTTCAATCAGGTGGCGTGAATAATTCTGACAAAGTTGTTATAAACCCAAACGTTTTAAATAAAACAGTTGATCTATCTTGGTTTAATTGTTATTCTTTTGAAAATGGAGTTGAATCTGATAGAGTTAGAGATGACTTTAATCAAGTTAGAATAGACAAAGGTGCTAAAGCATCTTCAACTATAGACGAGCCGTATGAAGAAGAGCACAGGAGGTATGGTTTAATATACTCTGGTTTGTACAACTCTATATCTGGAGTTAACAACTTAAATCAATTTATAGCTGCTGAAAAAATAACTAAAGATGTTAATCCTACTTATGGTAGTATTCAAAAGCTATTTAGTAGAGACTCAGATTTAATTGCAATGTGTGAAGATAAAACATTGAAAATTTTAGCTAACAAAGATGCTGTGTTTAATGCTGATGGAAACCCACAGTTAACAGCAAACCAAAACGTCCTAGGACAAACAATACCTTTTGTTGGAGACTATGGTATATCAACAAACCCAGAGTCCTTTGCATCGGAATCTTATAGAGCTTATTTTACGGATAAAGTTAGAGGTACTGTAATGAGGCTTTCTAAAGACGGCTTAACACCTATATCTGAGCATGGTATGAAAGATTATTTTAGAGATAATTTAAAATTAAGCAACAAGTTAATAGGTAGTTATGACGATAAGAAAAATGAGTATAACCTTACTTTAGAACAAACTACAGAGCAGATTCCTAAAACAGTTTCTTTTAAAGAAAACGTTAGAGGTTGGGTAAGTTTTAAGTCTTTTGTTCCAGAGTACGCTATTAGCTGCGCAAATGAATATTACACTTTTAAAGGTGGTAATGCTTACAAACATCACGATGAATCTAGACCTAGGAATACTTTTTACGGAATACATAATCCAAATTCTTACTCAACTTTAACTACTTTATTTAATGAAAACCCAGGTGTTATTAAATCTTTTAACACTGTAAACTATGAAGGTAGTAAATCTAAAATAGATCAATTTGTTGCTGATCCAATAACTGGGCTTACTGACAATCAATATTACAATTTATCAGCAGAACAAGGTTGGTATGTTGAAGATATATATACAAACAAAGAAAACGGAAGTGTTAGCGAGTTTATAGAAAAAGAAGGTAAATGGTTTAACTATATAAAAGGAAGAGATATTGCTTCAAACCTTAATGTTGTTGATATTAGCACTTTTGATCAAGCAAGCTTTGCGATACAAGGTTTAGGTATACTACAGGTAGCAGGTGTTTCTTCTGCGGTTTTAGGTTGTACTAATCCAAATGCTACAAATTATAATTCCAATGCTACTGTAGATGATGGTTCTTGTGTTGTTCTTGGTAACCAAGTATTTGGTTGTATGGATCCAAACGCTAGTAATTATTACCCTTCTGCAACTACCGCTGACACTTCATGCTTGTGGTTTGGATGTACAGACGTAAATGCTGTAAACTACGATCCTAATGTTTTTGTTGGCGCTTCTTCTTTTTCAACTTACCCTGCTAATATGGTTGATGATGGTTCATGTATTTCTTCGGTGCCTGGATGTACAGACTCTACAGCAATTAATTTTGATATTAACGCAACGGTAGATGATGGTTCATGTATTGCTAAAGTACCTGGATGTACTGTTACAACAGCCAATAACTACGATGCTACTACTAATTTTGATGATGGTAGTTGTACTTGGTACGGTTGTACTAATCCACTAGCTTCAAACTACAATTCTTTTCCTTTGTCTTTAAACTACCCTGCTATTCCAGGCTCTGGGGTTATTGACGATGGAAGCTGTTT